AACAAACCGTAGCCCAGCAGCAAGAAAACGCTCTCCATTCCAAATATCCTGATATTGATTCAGTTATTACTCCTGAGAATGTACAGCAATTGCGCAGACTTGATCCAGATGGTGCACGAGCAATGGATGAAGCATCTACACTTTATGCAAAAGGTCTTCTTGCCTATCGTTTAATCAAAGCGCAAAATATAAACCAGGATGAATCAGAATACGTTCCTCAGCAAAAGATTAATAAGAATGCAGGCAAGCCACGTTCTATTGCTACCGTCAATCCTAGCAGGGGCCAGACACCTTTAAATAATGCTAATGCTTATATGGAATTCAATGATGAAATTGCAGCCCAATTAGAAAAAGAGATGAATCTTTATAGCAAAATGCCGCGACAATAATTATTTGAATTTGCATTAGTAGTATTATACTTGCCATAGACGCAAATGAACCTCGTCAGTTCACCGGACGCAAAAGCCGTAAAAGTCATTCGTCCAGACTTAAAGTGATATTCTTTTACTTTAAGGTGTTTCTATGGCAAATATTGTCACAGCGACAACGATGCCGCCACAAGTGCAGCAGACGTTTAGCTTGAAATTGCTTTCAACCCCAACTCCAAACTTTATTTATAAATACGTAGCTGATCCAGCATTGCTTCCACGTCATGGTGGCGATACCTTGAGATGGTCACGTTACAACCCACTACCATCATCATTGGTACCATTAGGTCCTAGTGGCGCAACGCCTCCTGCTGTTGATTTACAGCGTGTTGATATTGATGCAAAGGTCAGTTGGTATGGCCAGTACATTTATATTAATGAGCAGGTAAGTAATAGTGCCTGCTATAAACCCGCAGTAATTGACTTGGAAACCGAAGCTTAAGAGCCGGTGACAAGGGGCAAGTGTTTATTTTAGGTAATTACGACAATGCAAAAGTTTAAGATCCTCATACAATTTATCTCGCAACTTCATAAGTTCTTCATCAAGAACTGGGATGCCTTGTTGTCCTTTTTTGGGATGATAATTGTAGTTAAATGTTTGGCGCATCTTAATAACCAATTCGCATTGTTCAACTTTGGCGACAATATAGGGAAGAGCAAGCGGCAAAACATATTCAATAACATCTCGATTTGCAACCCATCGATAGCATTGGAGACGCGAATTTCTAGATGTTTGAGCTGGTGTAAATTCCAATTGTCTGCCTCCAATATGATTAGTAAGCCAATCAATCATTCGTTTATCTGTATTATTGATTTCTATAATCGTACGATAGTAATGAAAGCCTTGAGCGCTTCTACGTTTTCCGCTTTTACCAATCGTCACGCTTCCTTCTCCATCAATGATGCCAGCAAAATAAGCCAATTCAGCGATTGTGTATTCTTTCATGTTAATTACCTTTGTGAAGAGTTGTGTAGTGTCATGCACAACTATACAACAAATAAAATAAATGTACAGCCTGAGAGACTAAACCTGCAGGAACTCAGAAATGAGTTAAGCGATAGTCCGAACAACGTGCGAAAAGCCGTTGAGATGGGAATAACAAGACCATCCGCCACATTAGTGGTCACAAAAGTAACAGATAGACAACTTCATAACCAAGATAGCGTATTAAACGCAGCTGCAAAGCGTCTTGGCGTGTCCTTAAACTGCCTTGAGGACAATAAATCTTCTCTGATTGACTTGGAACTCTGCATTGCAGACAACAGGGCCGAAGGCAATTGCCACGGTGAACGACTGAGTGAGAAGACCCTTGTGGGATGCGACAGTCTGAACAGGCTAGTGATAGCTTGAGGGAGATCCGAAGAGGTTTCCCCGCCTAGAAATAGGTCATAAAAGTAACAGAATTGAAGACAAACAGAAGACCAATTGATGAGCAATATGTTGCTCTCCTCCGCAGCCCGCATCAATTGCGTCGGGGGAGTTAACAACGATTCACCGACCGAGCTTACATCGGATGATTGCGATGCAGCAATACAATCTTTGCTTAATGCAAATGCTTGGACAATCCAAGACTTTGTAGAAGCAGAAAATAAATTTGGTACAGCTCCTGTTCGTGCTGCTTATTTGGCACTTGCAAGCACCAAAATTCAGCCAGATCTTGAAAAAGTAGATGGCTTTATCGCTGCTAGCCAATATCCAAGCCCAATGAACATTCTTCGTACAGAATGGGGCGCAGTACGTAACTTGCGTTTCCATCTATCGACACTTGGTTCAGTAATACAAAATGCTTCTTTAAGAAACAGAGACGTATATGCAATTACGTTTGCTGGTCTTGAAGCTGCTGCTTGTGTCAAACAAGATGGTATGTCGGCTAAGTTCATTTACCTCCCACCTGAAATTGTTGGCGGCCCATTGGCTCAAAACTGCTCAGTAGGTTGGAAGATGGCACAGGTCTGCAGGATCAAGAATGATCAGTGGATTGGCAACTTAATGTGCACCACAACGATCTAAGGAGATACTATGTCATATAATACAATTATCGAACAAGGCAACTTCAGAGTAACCACCGCTGGTACCTATGCTGCTGGAACTATTCTCCCTAAAGTGATTCCTTGCCGTATTGATCCTGAATGGGTAGAAGTATGGAACTACACCCAATTCGGAACAAGCACGCAATATGCTGGTGTAAAATACTACTGGCAAAAAGGCATGCCTCAAGGCGCTGCGTTGGCTGATTACCATGCTGCTGCAACATCTGTCACCAATTCATATTTAATGACTGCTGGCGGCATTTATGTTGTTGATACGTCTAAAGGACCTATAGCAAATAACATTATTGATACAGGAACAAGTAACTCAACAACGCCTACGGTAACCACATCGGTAACAACGGGCGTATTTGCTGCTACTACGACAACAATGGGTTCAATTGTTACGTTCACTGATGCAACAGGTGCACTTCCTGTTAACCTTGGTGGCTTTGATTACGAAGTTGGTACGGTAACATCCGGCGTTAGCTTTGTAATGCGCTGGGCAGCTTCTACAGCATTTGCTGCAAGTAATCTTGTGACGCCAACTGGCCGTTACACTGTTCGTCCATTTGATCCAATCTTCTATCCACGTTCACGCACTATCTTGAACATTCAAGGCACTGCAACAACGGGAACAACCAATACTGTTCGTGTAACAACATCAGTAAGCCATGGTTATACTGTTGGTCAAGAAATCCGTCTTCATATCCCTGCAATTTGCGGGTCTATTGAATTGGATAACATTGTCGGTACAGTTGTTGCTGTTCCTTCAATGGGTGCTTTTGATTTGGATGTTGTTGATAACACAATCACTGCATTCACATTCCCAACAGCTGCTCAAGTTCCTTGCACGTTCCCACAAGCAGTACCTGTTGGTGAAAACACCGCAGTTGCTCTTGCAAACAATGTCAATGTTCTTGGTGATGCTGAAGAAAACCAAGCAGCAATTAACATTGTTCTTGGCACAGGTATTGGTACAACAACGATTGCTGGCCCTGCTGGTACCGTTGGTGATCCAACAACTGGCGATATGATCTACTGGAAAGCCGGTCGCTCATTCAGCAATAACTAATATCCTTTAGTTAATGGTATTATAGGGGGAGGAAATTTCTTCCCCCTTAAACCTGAAGGTTGTCTATGTCAGATATCAATGAATCAATAGTAAAAGATCAAACAATAAGCACTGAATCACAACCAACTGTTCCTGAAGCTACAAGAGCCGTGGAACGAAAAAAGCCTGGTCGTAAGCCTGGTTATAAAGCAGTAGCACCAACACCCGTTCAAACGCCAATAGAAAAAGCGGTTGAGAAACCAGTAGAACCACCACCACCAGTTATTAAAAGCAAACGGCAATTGCATGAAGAAGATATGCATCGCCGCTGGGTGGAAGATAGCAAGTTAGTACGTGGTATCTTTAGAAACCATGAGATCCCAGGAACATCTGTTACGTTCCCTTTCAGGAAGTACAAACAAGACGCTGTGAAAGAATACACTTTGATGGATGGCCAGATATACGAATTGCCCCGCGCAGTTGCAACTCACCTTAATAACAATTGCCAATACACAATCCACAAACATGCAACGGATGAAAATGGAAAGCCCATTGCAATTGTTGGAACAAAGATTCAGCGTTTCAGTTTTTACCCAACTGACTTCAGTGACGTGAATTCTGATACGCCTAAAATAGATATTATTACCCCTATTTAACACTAAGGATTGGCTATGCCAATAAATACTTATGCTCAGCCTTTCTTTCAGCCAGCAATGAGATTTATTGCTGCAATCAGTCAATCCAATCCATTAATCGTGACAACGGTGGGCAATCACTTGTATGGTTCGGGTTTAACGGTAAGGCTGACCGTACCTCACGTATACGGAATGACACAAGCTGATGGGCTCACCGGCGAAATTATAGTTCTTAGCCCAACAACGTTTAGTATGCCAATTGATTCAACTTTATTTACTGCTTTTGTGGTACCTGCTGGTATCATAGAAATAAATGCGCAATGTGTTCCCTTTGCAGAGAATGCATTATCGGTTGCACAAGCTGAACGTAACGTGCTTCCGTATTAAATTAAGGAAGGATTTCAATGGCAGATACAACGTTACAAGCTATAAAAACTAAAGTGCGCAGATTATGCCGCGCGCCTTCACCCAATCAATTGTCTGATGCAGACCTTTTACAGTACATCAATACGGCCGTATTGTATGATTTGCCGCAGCATTTGAGACTTAACACGCTCTTAACTAACATTACATGGTATACGCAAGCATATCGTGATACTTATTATGTTGATGATTCTTTGCCAACAACTGACCCGCTTTATCAGTTTTAACAAAAATATATAACCATAGACGCGCCAGTCTACATTTCTGGCAACCGCGTCTACTATACGCAATCTCGTGACGTGTTTTTTGGGGCATTCCCACAAAACAATTTGGTTGAGAATTTTGCGCAAGGCAATGGCGTAACAACAATATTTACTGGCGCTTTTGACAACTTCCCTGTGAATCAAAACAGTGTCATTTTTAGCGCCATCGTAGCTAACAACTCAACGCTAACGTATGTTGATGTTCCTGTTTTGGGACGAGTAGATGTAGGCAATTTGGTTAATGCATCCACTGCAGTTCCCCGAGGAACGATTAATTACATTACGGGCCAATACTTGATTGACTTTGAACAAGTCCCTCTCGCTAACACAAACGTCGTTCGTCAGTCATTACCATATACCCCATCACCACCAACATCATTGCTTTACAGCAATCTTGGACGTATAGATCCAACAACCGGTAAAGTAATTAACAACAAAGTGTTTACCGTTCGTCCTATACCGGATGGCGCTTATCCTGTTAACTTACAAGCATTCAGACTGCCGGCTGAACTACTTGAATCGGGAGATAGCCCAGAGTTAAATCAGTGGTGGCAATATATAAGTTATCTTGCTGCTAAAAAAGTCTTTGATGATCGTTTGGATCTTGAAAGCATTCAACAAATTATGCCTGAGCTTAAGGTTCAAGAAAACTTAGTGCTTAGCAAAAAAGTCGTACAAAATACAACACAACGTGCCCCAACCATTTATAGCCCTCAACTGGATAATAATCCTTACTTTGGTGTATGGGGAAATCAATGGCAGGGACCTATTGGATAATGACATGACGAAGAAAAGGCTTATTTCATATTGTCGAATTTGTGACAAAGAATGTGAAACAATAAAGGGAAAACCTTCTTTTTGTTCTATGTTGTGTAGATTTTTATCACATACTAATATTACAAATACTTGTTGGAATTGGATAGGTTGTACATCAGATAATAATTATGGAAGATTTCTTGATAAAGGACGGCTAAAAAGAGCGCATCGTATCTCTTATGAACTTTATAAAGGTTCTATTCCTGATGATATGGAAGTATGTCATTCATGTGATAACACTTTGTGTGTAAATCCTAGTCATTTATGGATTGGCACGCATACAGATAATATGCGCGATGCAGCACGCAAAGGAAAATTTTATAAATTAACACAGCTTTCTATAGGTTGATAAGGAGATATCATGGCTTTAAATTCTTTACCGTTGGCATCACAGATTATAAGTTTCACCCAGCAACCTATAAAAGACAACTTTGATGGCATTAATGCAGGTTTTGCTGTTGACCACGTTGAATTATCGGCCTTAGCGCCTTTTACGGGTGCAAATGCGGGCAAACACAAAAAAGTTAGTTTCGTCGCTGCAACCGCTCCATCATTTGGAACTAATGAATTTGGGATGTATAACAATTCAGCTACACAAACACTTTATATTAGAAATGAACCCGGAACTTCAACAATTCCAATTTGTGGAGCATCAGCATCAAACAATGCTACAAATGGTTGGTCATATTTGCCGTCAGGTATCATTATGCAATGGGTTACTGCATCAGTATCGACAAGCAGCTTTTCCCCAACAACAGTTCCATTTCCAAAAGACTTTACAGCTGACGCGACAGTATTTTCAATTGTTGGCACCGTTAAAAGTGGCAACCCAAATTTGCATGTTGGTCCCGGGGTTGTTATTCAATTTGATACTAAACACCAATTTAAAGCATATGTAGATTCAACAGCAGGATCTACAAATTATGATGTGTGTTTTATTGCAATAGGAAGCTAACATGGCACAAACCGATCGCTTTATCATTGCCCCACAAGGCGATGGTTTACAAACAGATGTGAAAGCCTGGTTAATAAGTGACACAGCCTTTAGCCAATTAAATAATGCCTATGTATTTCGTGGTCGCGTCAGAAGGCGTGTTGGTTCGAAGTATCTCAATCCATCAAGTACAAGTATTGCAACACAACAAACATCGCGTTTAAGAATTCATATTGCTAATACTAATGGTGCGGGCAATCTTCCAGCTGGTACAATTGTCCCTGGAGCTTATACAACAGCAATCGGTTTTGCTTTTAGTGTCAATTCTGGTTCGTTACCTGAACAATTTTTTACGGTCAAAACTGATGCTGCTGGCGCCCAACCAATGTTATCAACGGGGGTTGCAACGGGCACTTTTGATTCGGCAACAGGTGAAGTAATTATAAATGGTGCTGCAATAACCGCTGCTATTTATTATTATCCTTCACAGCCTGTTATGGGGTTTATTACGTATAATACAGGCAATATTCTTGATCTTCCTGTTTATGCGTTTGATACTCAGTTTTCTTATCAATATACAACAGCAGGATGGGATATATTAGGTAACGTTCCACCATCAAGCCTTGCTTCTTTACCTCCAGGTTTTACCTTGGCTAATGTTGGATTATGGTCTGGTACCGATAGTCAGTTCTTTTGGGGTACAACATGGCGCGGTGTTGATAATAATGACAATATTTTATTTGTTACTAATTTTAAAGCTTTCACACCAGTAGATCCTGCTGATTTAACTAAAAGCGGGTGGGATGGAATTAAAACATGGGATGGTACAAATTGGACTTCATTAGTACCGCAATATGATGCAACGGCATCGCATGTCATTCTTGGAGCCCGCATAATTGTTCCATTTAAGGGTTATTTGGTTTTACTTGATACCTTAGAAGAAACAGGCGCCGCTATTGGAACAACCACTACTGAATATTTTAATCGCGCTCGTTGTTGCCAAAATGGAAACCCTTTTCAGGCAGATGCATGGAACCAAGATATTCCTGGCAAAGGATTTTTCATTGATGCACCAACAAAAGAACGCATAAGCACGGCACAATTCTTAAAAGATCATCTTATTGTTTACTTTGAAGATAGCACATGGGAACTTGTGTGGTCGGGCAATTCAGTGTTTCCATTTTATTGGCAACAATTGAACACAGAACTTGGATCACAATCAACATTTTCTGAGATTCCATTTGACCAACAAGTTCTTGGAGTTGGTCGTGTTGGCGTTCATGCTTGTAATGGCACTAATGTTGCCCGTATTGACCAGAAGATACCCGATGAAGTGTTTAACATTGCACGTACGAATGATGGGCCTTTACGTGTTTGTGGTATTCGTGATTACTTCTTGGAAATGTGTTATTGGTCATGGCCAGACACACGATTACAAACACCTGGATCTTCAGATATCTATCCAAACAGAATTCTGACCTACAACTATCGCAATGATACATGGGCATTCAATAATGATAGTGTTACTGCTTTTGGATACTTTGAACAACAAAATTATCTCACATGGGGTACTGCAAGTATGTCATGGGAGACTGCCAACTTTGAATGGGTCAGCCCGGTTGAAAACAAGTTTTTTAAACAGATCATTGCGGGCAATCAAGAAGGCTATACGTTCTTAGTGTCCAGTGATGTGCTTGATAACGCATCTGTATTACAGATTACCAATCTTACCAGCGCAGCAGGCGTTGCAACATTCACCGTCATGAATCACAACCTCAAAGTGAATGACTATGTTGCAATTAACAATGCACTTGGAGTTGGGCCGGTCTCACAAAATCTGACGAATGGCGTTCTTATTGGAACAACCGATATTCTTACAGGAGATTTTACGGCTACGGTTCCAACAGGGGCAATGGGGCAACAGTTTTCCATTGGACTCACACCAACATCTGAGATTCTAACCATTGTTGGCACAAGTGGCCCAATGACATCATTTAATGGTACATCGGTTACGCATACCTTTGACACATCCACCGGCTTTCTTAACATAACCGCAGCTGAACCTGGGGTCGGTGTGTATTATTACCAGAACCCAGCAAAATTCATTGCACAGGTTGATTCCATTGTTGATTACAACACGTTCCAGATTGATACGGATAACTTCTCATTGGGAACGTATAAAGGCAATGGTACCATTGAACGGATAACGCCATTTGATATTTACACCAAGCAATACAACTTTTACACCAAGCAAGGCAAAAACTGTTTTGTGCCTAAAGTTGATTACTTTATGACAAAGACAACCGATGGTGAATGTACGATTGATTTCTTTACATCATCCCAAACAACACAAGCACTTAATATTGCTGGTGGATCAACGGGAACAGGCTGTATTGTTGGTACAAGTGTGCTTGAGACATCGCCGTATGCATTAGTGCCGTATGAACAACTGCAAGAGCGCGTATGGCATCCTGTCTATTTTCAAGCTGATGGAGAAACGGTGCAGTTCAGATTCTATCTGACTGATGATCAAACACGGGATGCAATTATCAGTTCAAGTCAGTTTGAGTTGCATGCCATGGTCATTTATGCCCAACCAATCAGCAGACTGCAATAAAAAATAAACCGGGCGCTAACATCTCTAAAAACGCCCGGTAAAAAAGGAGAGTAGTAATGAAGTACTTCAACCAAGGAGAGTAGTAATGAAGTACTTCAACCTTAGCATAAATTTTTAATAAAAAGAAACCGCCCATTTTTATCTGAGCGGTTTTCCAGTATCTCATGTATTTCAAAACATTACGCCACACAATTGTAACGAGAACATGCAGTGTTTCATTGTTTTTGTGGGTAACGTTCAACGATAAACACTAAGCATTGATGTAGATAATGCACCACCATTATAGAACCACAAAAGACAAGGACAGCCTGGCTAAATATATAATCATTATTGAAGTCAGTTCCTGTTGTTTTTGCGGTGGTGTTTTTCATTGGTGGGATCATGGGCCCTATCAGTGATGATGATGCTAACATACATACCAATGCCACGTGCTTAATCATTTTTTATTCCATCCATGATTTAATGATTGCTATTGATCCTAACACAGAAATCACCGATACCGATGTTAGAAAAATTATAATAATAAATAACGGCCATCCTGAGCCAAGGAAATCCATCACGCAACCTTTCCAAGTGATGAGAAATGATTGTAAACATCAGTTGCCCATGCAATAAGCGAGCTAAGCCCTGGAAATCGCTCTATAATCAACGAAAACACCGGCTTGATAACTATCAACAGCTCAATCAAATCCTTTTCCCATTGGGCAAGCCTGGTGTCTTTTTCTACAGCATCAAATGTTGTGTCTTGTTTTATGGCTTCTCCTAAAATATACAGTTCATGAAGGCTAGTGGTTCCCCAGCTTACAAAGTGATGAAATCCGTCTTCTACTGTTTTGATATCTGCCATGGTATCTCCTTAAATGGTTTTGAGATATTTAAGTACTACTATACATCGATCAGTGTTTGTGTAATCAGAAAATGTTTCAATAACCACATGAGTCGTTGTTATATAAAGAGCAATCTCTGAAGGATGCGGATAAACATAGGGTATAGGCCATCCAACTAAATTTCCATAAATGCCTGCTGGTCCTATTGGTGTTACCGGGTTAGATGTTGTTCCTGTAGCATAGATATGGGTAAATGTTATGTTGTCGTTTGGTGTATTGATGGTAATGCCATGTGGTATTGCTTTGATGGTGCTATTGGGTAACACGCCAAAATTAAAAGTCTTTACGTATTCTTGTCGCTGATTAACAGCACCTGTTGCTGATGATGTTGTTATTGGAAAGAATTGACCGCCCGAGACAAACTCAGTCAATGGATAATAACCCGATTGCTTGTTGTTAAGACTTATGGCGATCTTGTTAATGCTTTGATACATGCGCACCAGAAGCTCTTTAAACTCTTTAGAGTTGACATCAAGTGACTCAAGTTTCTGTACATCATACGTGAATGTGGTTTGCAAATAAACGCCAAGATCTGCATAATCTGGATAATTTCCCGCCATATCACTCCTAATTTTTTGTATTTCACATATCTCATTTATGATATCTATGATATGAAAAATTACCTAAGGAGTTAAATATGGCATTTTGGGATTTCTTATTTGGCAAACCTGAGACGAATGAACAGGTGAGCAGATATGCACCATGGCAAGAGCAAATGATGCAGCAGATGGGGCAACAAGGGCAGGCAGGATTACAAAATATCTTACAAAATCCATTGGATTCAAAAGCAATGGAAGACGAAGCAATGAGGCAGTATCAGCAACAGATTATCCCTGGGCTTATGCAAACATTGTCTGCATCGCCTACAGCTGGGTTGCAAAGATCATCAGCTTTTGGCCAGCAGTTGAGTTCAGCGGGCACCGATTTAGCCACGCGTCTTGCTGCTTTAAGGGCTCAAGTAGCTCAGCAGCAACAATCATTACAATCTGGGATTTATTCAAACATGCTAGGCCAAGGAACCCAACAAATGTTTGATGTAGCTCATCGACCAGCAACTTCGGGACTAGTTGGATCGCTTGCAGGCGCTATGCTTCCAGGTTTTGGTTCAAATCTAGCAACTTCGCTTTTTGGTGGATCATCTACGCCTACAAGACCAACAAGCAGTTTCTCAGTTGGTAGCGGCTTAGGCGAGATGCCGTATGCTGGTGCTGGTTCTTCTTCGGGATATAACCCAACGAATCCTTATATGTCTAACTTTGGAAGGATGTTCTAATGGCGATACAAGTTATACCACGAGCACCTGCTCTTGGTGAGATAATAGGTCAAGGATTGGGACAAGGGGCAGGGAATGTTTTGACGCATCTTGCTGAGCAAAAACTTAATCAATTATCAGCAAAGCAGCAAGCAGAACAACAGCAACAGATGTATGGCCCAATCGCAAAATCGCTTGGAAATCCACAACTTGCAGCACTTGGCGGAGAAAATCTTACTAAGATATTAATTAACCAGCAAAAACAAGCTGCTGAAATGGGTGATCTTAACTCATACAATCAAATCAGCAATATATTGCAAGGAGCGGCAGAAGGTCAGCAATATCAGAAGACACCTATCAATCCAATGCAACAAGTTCCACAAAGATCCATTGAAGTTAATCAACAACCTGCAATTGAAAACCCATCACGTTTGCCAGGCTTGAAGCCAATGTTAGGCGAGGTCGTGGATGAAGGATCTGCAAGAAAACCACAACGCGTTGCGATGCCTAACTTTGCTGATTTTATGGCACAACAGAGAGCTAATGGTATTCAGATTTCTCCAAAGCGCGAAAAAGAACTTGGTAATCAATATCGTCAATTAAAACGCGATGCTGAAGAAAAGTATAAAACTGATCTTCAAGACTGGCGCGAAGAACAAAAGATGATGAATGCAGAAGAGAAAGAAGGTACTGGCCAAATAAAAACACTGCGAGAAGCAGCCCAAGACGCAGAAACTAAATTAAATACGTATAAAGAGCTTGCTGGTTATGTAAAATCTGGGCAACTTCAAACAGGGGCAGGGCCCGCGCTTTTAAAAAGATTCGGTTTAGAAGATTTAGCTTTGAATCCCGCATCGCGTCAATTCCAGGGTGCTGTTAACAAACTTGTGTTAGAAGCTGCCAAAGATCTTAAAGGCAATTTGTCCGATAAAGATATTTTGTTCTTGCAACAAACGATGCCTTCGCTATCAAATACACCTGAAGGCTTAGCAAAGATGCTTAATATCTTGACGCTTAAAGAACATATTAAGATCTTGCCATATGAACAAGCAAAACAGATAACTTCACGCACCAAAACGGCACCACGTAACATTTCTGATCTTGCTTATGATAGATCGGATAAGAATCGTAAGATATACGGAAAAATGATAGTAGATTTAGCCCAAGGCAAAAGTTTAAGAACGCGAACCAATAATTCTACTGGCGACAGACAAATTGAATATCGGGGATCGTGGTACGGATTTTAGGAGTGTTATGGATGAACAAAATTGGTCATATTCGACTACTGATGAAATTGCCAAATCACCAGAGATAACAACGGGCCAGAAACTAGGACGCTTTGGTATTGCTGCTGCAAAAGGGACGCTAGGCTTTCCGGGCGCTTTATTAGATATACCTGTAGGCTTAGGGAATCTTGCTTATGAAACTGTTACGGGTAAACCGTCTGAAGTGCCATCAAATATTGTTTCTAGCACTTTGGGGATTCCGTCGCCAACTTCTGTTAGGCAATTGTTTGAACAAATTGCAGAAAAGAAAGCGACTCCTGAAACAAGGCAGGCGTTATTTGGTCCAGCAACTGGGTTTCGAGGATTAGCAGAATCGGCTACTGAAAATATACCAGCCTTTCTTTTTGGTGGTGAAGTGAAAACGTTAGGGCAAGCAGCAAATGCAGCCTTAAAAGGAACGGCTGCCACCGCGGCACAAAAAGGCATTGAGCAATTTCGCCCCATTACAGGTCGCTTTGGTCCTCTTTTAGAAAATATTGGGTTTATGACTGCAGCCACAGCACTTCATCCAGGTCTTAGAACAAAGAACCTTAAAGAAAAAATCGCTCCAGCTTATCAAGCATTTGAAGAGAAGGCTCCAGGTCAAACATTGGGTGTAGAAAAAACTAAAGAAGCAATGGCATCAATCGACAAGAAGCTAAGGCCAACGTTTGAAGATGTTAAACCTATGCGCGACAAACTTAACCAGATTCAGCAAGCATATACAAATATCAGAGGAAAAGCAGATCAGTTAACCTTTTCGGATGCTCGTAATCTTATACAAGATCTCAATGAGTTTTCAGATAAATTGACACCAACTGGACAGCATTACATTTCTGAGATTAAAAAATCTATTGAAGCAGACATGCACAAAGCAAGTCCTGAACTTTATAAAGATTTTACCAACGCTCGCGATTTATATAAAGCTGTCAAAAAATATGAAGATGCATCACGCTTTGTTCAATCAGATACTTTAGTAAATAAGGCATTGTCTAAGATTGGCGTTGGAAAACTTATGTCTATAAGCCCTATTGGATTTGGAAGATTGTTAAAAGAAAGTTCGCTAGCTCGTCAATATTATACTGATTTAATGAAGAGCGCGGCTAAACAAAATGCTGCTGGAGTAGCCACATCAATGAATAAATTAAATAAACTTATTGATAAAAATCCAGAACTCACGTCAGAGGCTTCTACAAATCAACAAGATTCCCAAGGTGAATGGTCATATGAATCTGTTTGATCTGGTTGTTTATAGAAAAAAAGAATCCAAAGGATTTTAATAAACATATAGAGCCAATAGGTAATAAGAAGCAGAATTAGTTCAGCTATCATGATTTCCCTTTATTAAAATGTGTAATGATTGCTTTTGCTAATTCTTTGCTTTCTTTAGAAACATATTTTTTTTGATTTATGTTTACGCAAAAATCTACAAACTGTTCATAAGATAAGTCGCGTTTTAATGCATTAACTTTAAAATCGCACCAAACAATATTATTTATATCAGAAGCAAGGTCAGGATATTTGCTTCTAGGTTTGATATGATCAATTGATGCAGTTTCACCAGGAATTATTTTGAAGCCAGTGTAAAAACATTCAAAATTTGTTGATTCCAATTTATCTACAAGAATCTCAGAATTTAAACTGTTAAATCCGCACAAGAACCCTTTTTCAATAGCATAATGATGCCTGCATGAATTGCTTTGAAAATATCTTATATTATTACAATCTCCGCATAATCCATTGTTATTATTTACTTTTTTTATTTGTTTATATTGTAAATGTATTTCAATTCTGCATTTATTGCATCGTAATGTATTGGTATCTTTTTTATTTTTGCATACTCGGCACAGCCCTTTTTTGTCTAGATTTTCTTTTTTTAGAAAATTAGATCTTTCTTTTGTTTGTTGAGCGCATTCTGAACAAAGCGTTTTTGCTGAACTTTGCCCGCGTTCTTTTTTGCATGCACGGCAAAGTCCTTTATTAACAATTAATGTCTGTCTATTACTATGAGATTTATTTATTTTTATTCTGCATATATCACAAACGGTTAGTAGTGAATCCTTAGACAATCCACATTCAACGCATAATCCATTAATCTTTCTATCTTCACGTCTTTGTTTTTTTATTGATAAGCATCTTAAGCATAATGTTTTAGAACAATTCTCATCCCTAACATTGCCGCATTGTCGGCATAAAGAATTATCAATACGATGTTGCCTCAACGGACTAGAATCCATTTTATTCCTTTAATTTCTCTTCTATCGCTTCAACAATCCATAACGCCATGCTTTTCTCTTCTAACGCTGCTTTAATCTTTATCTTTTGATGTAATGGTACGGTTATACAAAAACAAATCTTCTTAACTTTTTTATCCATCTTTTCTCCTTAATTCTGTATTTCTATAATTCTACCATACAAACTTCTCGCATGTCAATGTTCGGTGATATCCTTTTCTTTGTAGTTAGATTTTTTACTATTTTAAGGATATATATGGCAACAAAAAGACAGATTTTAAACCCCTGTTATTCGCGAAATCAACCGTTTAGCACAGCATTCCCTGCTCCAACGCCTTCCCCAAGAATACCTACCACATCAGATCAGAGACCAGATGGATCTTTATGGCTTTACCAGACTGGTAATTCAGCCACGGATGCATGTTATGTAAAGATTGAAGATCTTCCAACTGGTGCTCGTTGGGTATCTATGACTGGTACTGCAGCAATTTCTCCTGCTACATTAACAGTTGTCGGCGCAGTTCAATTTAGCTCAATGGCCAACGGCATTCTGTATGTGGATGGCTCGGGTAATGTTTCAGCCAATAGTGTAATTACTGGTTCGTCTTTGACAACGACTGGCAGCGGGAACATAGGCACAACTTTAAGAATTGGAACAGGTTTGACAATTTTAGCCGGTGGAGCAACAGTAACAGGAAATAGCACAATAACAGGCGATTTAACCGTAACCGGTGCAGAATCAATAACTGGTGCATTTACGCAAACCGGTGGCAATGTCAGTATTGGTGCTGATGTTGCTGCTTATTCTTATTTATTTGGTACTGGCGCTGGCGCAAAACTGGTTACCATTGGTTCAGCAACCTTAAATTCGACTATGTCTCTTTTGTCTAATCTTTCATTTTCTCTTGATGGAGTTGCTGGAACGACGTATACATTTGGTCCTTCGACAACGACAGGAACGTTCAATATTGGTGGTACAGGCAATAATACTGGCACGGTAACTCTTTTTGGTGGTACAGGAATCCAGGCAATTAACTTTGCTGCAAGTACTGGTGTGAAAACTATTACGGTCGGTGGTTCTGCTGCGAACGTTATCAAAATTGGTGATACTTCCACGCTTGGATCTGTTTCAATTGGGACAGCTGGTACAACAGCAGTAAATATCGGTAATGCTACTGGTAAAACAGCGGTAGTTGGTGATCTAGGTGTAACAACTGGCAACATACTAATTAATACAGCTGGCAAAGGTCTTCGTGTTGCTACGGGTGCTAATGCAACAGCTGGAACTTCAGCTGCTCTTGCTGCGGGTGGTCCAGGAGCACAAATATCGGTTGCTACAACAGCAGTTGCTGCAAACTCAATCATATTCTTAACGCGAGCTGTTTCTGGCGGTACACGTGGAAATCTTTCCGTTGGAACAATTACTGCTGCAACAAGCTTTGTCATTAATAGTGATAATGCTGCGGATACTTCTACGGTAAATTGGATTATTATTAACCCTGCTTAATATATACAATCTTGGGGGCCAAAACGGCCCCCATTACTAAGGAGTAATTATGGACTTTAAGAATTATGTAATCTCAGATATTCAAGTTGGCGGTTATGTTTTTGAATTCAAAATGCCAGCAGGTTGCACATTTGCAGCAGCTCACGAAGCAGCATCACAAATTGCAAAGAATATTGAAGGACTAGCAAAGCAAGCAGAAGAGCAACAAAAGGCTGCTGCTGAACAACCAGCGTCTGAAGAAGTTAAGGAATAATATGGGCAAGAAGGTTTTAAATATCCCACAGCATGAAGCTACTGCCGCATCCATTTCGGGTGCGGCTGGCGCTTATGTCAATGTTGGGGTTGTATTGCAAAATCCAGTAAGAATGCTTCTTATGGAGAATCTTACCGACGGTTATGTTCAAATTTCGCTTGATGGTGGCAGCAGTGATGCGTTTGTTTTAGCACCAATGGTTTCTGTCATCTTTGATTTTACGAGCAACTCAAAGCATCTTGGACAACATGAAGATGGTCCTTTGATGGGCAAGGGAATACAAGTACAGGTCAAACAACTTTCAGGATTTACTGCGGTATCAACGGGCAAAGTGTTCCTATCTGGTTTCTATGAACAAAACGACGGGTAGGAGCAAATATGTCTCAAATTACACAATTTCACGTTCTTAGTCCTTCAGGGACAACCGTTGACCAAATTCAAGGTGATACTGGATCACCCGTATCACCCAATGGTTCAGGTGTTATAACATTGCATGGCGTTGGTGGAACGTATGTAGAACCAGGTTCTGCAAATACTGTTAATGTAGGTATGGCGTGGGTGCTTTTGACTGATACTGGCGCCCCTTATACAGTTACTATGGTCGTTAATCATGGGTATATTACTCAAAATACGGCATTAACTACCTTTAACTTGCCATTGTTGCCATCACAAGGCGACATTGTGCGTATTGCTGGATATGGAGCAGGAGGATGGACAATCGTTCTTACACCTGGCCAATCGATTTCATATCTCAATAGCACAATTATCACATCGCTTAGTTCGCAGATACTTTCTGATTCAGTTGAATTGGTCTACAGCGGTATTTTAAATTTGTGGATTGTCATCTCATCAACTGGCACCTTGCAAACACCTTAAGGAGAAAAAATGCCTACATATTTAAATAATTGGGCTAGTACGCTTCCTCAATTTCCCTCAGCGCCATTTCTCACAACTGATGGTTCCGGAAAAATTCAATCTGGCACAACACTTGGCATAACCTATGGTGGCACAGGAGTGACTTCGGTTACAACAACACCAACAGCAACATCGTTTGCCGGTTGGGATGTGAGCAAAAACTTATCTGCTAATGCTTTTGTGCCAGGATTTTCACCACTAACCCTTATTGGAACCACAGCAACACTAACCGTTGCGTCGCCCCAATATATTCATACGGGAGGCACAGGTGGCACTATAGTACTTCCTAATGCAACTACATTGACACCGGCGCAGTATTATTGGATTGATAACGATTGTTCGGGAAACGTTGTTGTTGAAACTAATGGCGCAGCAACACTGGCAACTATTCCATCGGGTGGATTCTTAACGGTCTATCTTGCTTCAAATGGTACAGCAC